TATCCCAGCGCCTTCGCGAACTTTTCCTCACTGAGCGCAATATCTGCCCGTACGCCTGCGAGCAGGACGGCACCGCTTATGAACGGCAGGGGCGAATCGCTCGTGTTCTCCCCTGTGAACGGGTTCGCCGTGCGCAGGTACTCGAGCGGATAGCCGCGGGCGTCGCGCGGCGGCGGGAACAGCTCGAGCTGGTGGAGCACCGGCTGCGTCGTTTCCGGCGTGTTGCCGTACTCAGCCCACGCGGTCGGGTAGCCGACGCGCGTCCTGGGCCCGGCGAAGGTGTCGAGCCCGTCTTTGGTGAATTTGTCGAGCGGGACGTTGTTGGTGGGGTCCAGAACCGAGACGACTGATTCGCAATCGGTCGGCAGCGCGTAGATGTTCTGCATCAGCACGTACGGCGAAGCCGCGTAGACGGTGCCGGGTGGCACGCCGGTCTGGCCCTCGTACGGCCGGTCGAGCGTCAGTGACGTGGCCGAGACGTACGTTGCGATGTACGTCACGTTGTCGCCGGGAACGTAGAACGCCTGACCGGTAATGGCCGCCGTCCAGGTCGTTCCCGTTCCCGCGACGGCGGCAGTGCCCACTGTCACCGTAACCGTATCCGTCGTCGATTCGTGCGCGGCCTGCGTCTGGATCGCCGAATGCGCTTTCAGATCCGCCCAGTCGGTCGCCGAAAGCACTGACGTATAGCGGGTATTCAGCGCGCTGTCGATGAGGTCCAGCGACGCGCCGGGATTCGTCGTCTGGATGATGAGACGGAGCGCGCCCCAAGTCATAAAGAATTCCTACGGCATCATTTCAGCGTCGACGGTGATGATGGCGTTATCAGCCGCGCCCATCGTCACCCGCACCGCCCAGGTCATTGGAATCTCGATACCCGCTACGCCGATCAGGTTGCCGAGCGCGACGGCTGGCGTCTGGCCGGTCGGCGGCAACCAGGCGCCGGGGTAAAAATCCGCCATGAAGGTGCCGTTTGTGCCCAGAAGATTGACGCCCGAGAAGCCCGCTATCGGGATCGCGACGTTACGCCCGGGAGGAACGGCGCAGAGCATGAGCGAATCGGTGCCGCCGCCCGCTGTCGCGCCCGCCACTGTGACGAAGAAGCGGATGCCGCGGCCCCACGTCGACTGCTGCGGCACCGACGTCTGGACGCCCGCCACGCCCATCGGCGTCGCCGGAATGACGTTTCGATGCTGAGATTTGTTCTGCATCCGGCGAAACGAGGCTTAGGCGCTGGGGACGCCGGTCGCGCTGATCGAGAACAGCACCACGCCCGCGGCGGTGACGATCTCGAGCGTGTTCACGCTCTGCGTGGCAGGTACGATGATGCGCAGCGGCACGACGGCGCCGGTGCCGATGGTGGGCGCGTGTCCGCCGCCGCCTGCGCCTCTGGCGACGATATGGACTTCGCTGAAGCGCGACGGCCGGTTTACCGCGAGGCCGGCCGCGCCGGTCGCCAGCGGGGTCACACCGGAATCGTCGGGTGGGACGGCAGGCAGCGTCTCGGGTGTGTCTGCGGGCAGTTTTTCGGGGTCGCTGGAAGATTCGCCGCCGGGCAGCGTTTCGGCGTCGTCATCCTCATCCGTCACGGTGACAGGATCATCGTGGTGCCCGGGGCGCGAGCTGGCGGTCCGCACGGGCTTTTCTTTCGGCATCAGGTAGCTGCTGCGTGACATCGGCGTGCTCCTTTTACGAACTGGGGACACCTACGATCCCGTACCAGCCATTCATCCCAACACTAAAACGCATCCAGCCAGCAGTCTTTACACTCCGGCTGTCGAAGTCGATATCGTGCACGGTGTTGAAGGGCTCGCGGTTGTAGAAGCGGAGTTCAGTATCGCCCGCGTCGGCTTCGATGAACCAGGCATCGGGGTCGGAAAGGTAGTCGTAGACCATCCACGAATCGAACGACGGCATACCGCTGCGCCGCCGGAACGCGTTAATCGCCCGATTCGCCGTGTCCGGCCGCTCCGTGCCGCCGAGAAGCTCCGCACCGATGAATTCGAGGTTTGGCGGGAAGATCGCCTTCTTGGGCGGGATGCGCAGCTTCTTGCCTCTGTGATCGACCGTGGTGCGCGCCAGCGTCAGCACGAGCTGCATGCTCGTTACGTCGGGGTCGGTCGCGTACGACAGCTTGTTCGACTGCACGCCGCCGCCGATCAGCGGGTGCGCGGTCGAGAACAGCGGCACGCCGTCCGGCCCGATGCCGGTTGTGAACCCGGTATTGAGGACATTGGCCGCGGTGACTTCCTTCGTCTCTTTACCTGAGCGCCCCAGCTCCGTCGCCAGCTTGCGCACGACGCCAAACTTGTCGTCGTCCATCGCAACCTTCGTCACGCGGAAGCCGAGGCCATACTGCGCATGTACGTACGTCTTGTTGAAGCCGGGCAGGGCTTCGTCGTAACGCGTGTCGCCGCCTTCGGGAACCACGGCGAACTGGCCGAAGCCGGTTACTTCCGTGGTCTGCTCGATCGAGCGCGACGACGATTCCATGCGGAAGACTTCCGAGAACTCGTCGGGAAACTGCGAGTACTTCGTCATCACCACTTCGTCGATGGCGGGAAGCATCGACTGGAGGTAGAGGTCGGGAAATAGTGTGCGTATGAACATTGGTTTCCTCTATGCCGCCAGTGTGTTCTGGCCGAGCTGGTGCTTGTCGATAATCACTTCCACGATGGCGTTTGGGCCTTCCACGTTGGGCGAGATCATCGCGATCTGGCGGATCTTCAGATCGAGTCCGGCGGTTACCGCGATGCCAGTGCCGTTTACCTGGAAGCCGCTCATCCTCGTCGCCACGTTGCCGCCGGTATTGAGCACGTTCGCGTTCAGGCCGGCGTGCGCCGCCGTCGTAATCGCCGTCGCGCCCGACACCTGCGCGATGAACACGCAGTCGATTTCATCGCAGACCGGATGCACACTGCCGACCGACGCGGCGCCGTACGAAAGCGAAGCGCCGAGCCAGAGCGAGGTGCCCGGCGTGAGTTGCGATCCGGACTGGATACGCGACAGGTTGTACAGCGGATTCTCAGGCAGCGGAAGCGGCACGCCGCCGGTGAGATGGCCCACGAGGTCGAAGGCGAAGATCGGATTCGCGTCCGCCGCCGCTTTGCCGTATTCAGTGACCGAGAAGGGAGAGCCGCCCATCCGGATGATGGGCCGGAAGCCGAACGGTGAATTTGGATTTGCCATAGCTGTTTGTCTACCTACCTCTGTCTTTCGACACTGAAACCGGTATTACGCTCACGCCCGAGGTACGATTCGGTCAGTGCTGCGTTTTCGAGGTCGCCCGCGGCGTTCGAATGGACCCGCTCTCCCGGCCGCAGCACGCTGATGTCGCTCGTGCCGCCCTCGCGGATCGCCCGCGCTGCGCTGTCTTCGAACTGCTCCGCCGCCTCGCGCACCGCGGCGTTCGATTCTTCGGCGTAATGCCGCTGCCGCGCCTCAGCCGTGCGCAGCGGAATTTCGCCCATGATGAGCGTGCCTACCTTGACCGGTTCGCCGCGCTCGTCTTTGACGATGACGTAACCGCGCATGCCGAGCACGCCGATACAGCGTTCCGACAGGAATTTCGCAGCCATACCGGGCGTGCCGTAACGCTGCACGGCTTCCTCGAGCGGTCTGGCGAAGATCATGGCGTCCGAGCGGTCGGCTTCCACTTCGACCTCGCGCTGTGGAATTTTCAGGATGCGATCGCGGAAGGCAGCCGCGACCGCATCCTTACCGAACCGCGCAATGGCCGCGCGGAGGCCCTTCTGCATGATGGGGTCGGGTACTGCTTTTTCTTCCTTCAGCAGAATTGTTTCGGCGGTCGTGTTGGCGTATTCCTCGAGGCCGATTTTCTCGATCGCGTCTTTCATCGCCGGACAGGAAACGAGCAGCGGGTCAGGCCCGTACACGATGCGCGTATACGTTGGGATGGCGTCGCCGAACGTCTTCTTGTCCCACTCGTCTCTGAGAAAGTCGCCGGGATTGTCCGCGGTGGACTCCTGCGGCTTGACGTCGAGGCCCAGATCGGACGCGAGCGTCTCGACAGCCGCTTTATCGTCGATGCGCTGCTGGCGATCGGCGAGGATGCGCCGGTTGGCTTCTTCGGCGGGGTCGGGCGCCGGCTTACGCTTATGGCTGCGTACCGCAGTCGGGTAATCCGACTTGCCGGTGCTCATTTAACGCCCCGCATTGCCACGCCGCCCTTGGCGCGTTTGGCGTAGGCTTCGTGCGTTATGCCCATCGCGTCGGCGATGTGCTTCTGCTGCGGCGTCAGTTCTTCGTCTTCTTCGTCTGACGGCGCCGGACGCGCCGAACCCGAGGGCGAGGCCTGCGCCGCGATCCGCCTGAGCCGCGCCGCTTCTTTTTCTTCTCCGGACGGGCCAGAGCCGTTCATCTTGATCTTCCCCGCGCGGATGAATTCCAGTTCGGTCTGCTTCGCGGCCAGCTCCATCGCGACGGGCTGCGGCGTTCCGCTCTTGACCAGGTTGCCGTAATTGATGGCCGTCGCCTTGAAGAACTCCGTGTTTTTGCTTTTCAGGTCCGGGTATTCGTTCAGTAACGCCTGCTCTTTGGTCAGCGTTGTCGCCCGCGTCTCGATAAGCTGCTCGACTTCGTTGCGCCGAACGAAGCCGCGTTTCGCCGCGAGGGCGTCGAAGCCCTTCGCGCCGCCCGTCGTGATGGCTTCGAGCACGTCGTCGTCGTCGCCGTCGTCCGTCTTGGTCGCGGCGGGGGCCGCGGGCGCGCCGTTCGCCGCCTTCTGCGCCCAGAACTGCGCGGTGCGCTGCGATTCGGCGACCTGCTCTTTCAGTTGGTCGATTTGCCGCTGGTAGTCCGTCGTATCGACGGCGGGGGCCGCGGCTGCGGGAGTTGCCGGCGCTGCGGGGGGTGTGGTTTGGTCTTGCGGGGTCATAAATTCAGCGAGCGTCTACCCCCTGTTTCGACAATTGCAGACAGCCGGGAACATTTTTTACATCCCCTGTTTCGCGCCGAACGCCGTTCCGCGGTAAAGATCGCGCCGTTTCCCAACGTACGGACCCACGCAGCCCGCGCAGAGGACGGAATACACGCCATCACGTGGCACCACGAACAGCCGCCACGTTGCGCCGGGCTCGCGGTCGCGCAGCACGTCGGCGGTGAGTCCGCACGCCTGGCAGCCGGGCATCCCGCGCCCGGCGAGAAGCTCGAGCGCGGTATTGTGCCACTCCCAGCAGTCGAAGCAAATCGTCTGAGCCGGGAAATCCGGCGTGCCGAGGCGATGAATGGCCCACTCGGGCTTCTGGCGCGAGCAGAAGTGGCAGCGCACGCGCACCAGATGCGGCACGTTCGCCAGCGCGATCGCGCTCACTTCTTCGCCCTCTCGATTTCGCCGAGGATGATCGTCGGCAGCGCGAGGACCGTACGCAGCGCCGCGACCGCGCCCTGTGCCTGGCGCAGCGGCGATTCGTCTTCCTGCCGCTCGCACTCGAGGCGCTGCCGCTCCAGCTCCGCCTCGATGCGCTTGCGGAAAATCTGGAACGGAGGCGACAGCACCATATCGCGGAAACGCTCCGCGTCGAGGTGATCGTGGCGGTCCGAAACTGCAGCGGTTGGCTGCAAGGTCATCTCTCGTATCGCGCACAACGGGGTCCCGAGTGGACCCCTGTGCGCTTACCAGCCGTTGCCGTTACCCATTGGCATCTTGCCTTTACCGCCTTTGGGCGCAGGTGGCGGGGGCGGAGGCGGCATCTTGCCGCGCGGCGAAGCGGGGGCGGACGCACCGCGGCCGCCGCGGGCGGCGATCAATTTATCGAAAGAGGGAGTCGGCGGACATTTGGCTGCCATACAAGGGAGTTCGACACGGCGCGGCGCTAATGTACGGGCGGCAGCCACAGAGCGAGCGTGAGGAAAGCGAGTCCGAGCCAGCCGAGACTCAGCCGGGGAGGTCCGATGTTGAGCGCGGCGAGCACGAAGAAGACAAACGCAAATACCAGACAGATGAGATGGAAGACGTTCATTGTCGTTCTCCTTTCGAAACCGGACAGAGCGGGGAGAAATCGCCCTGCCCGGTTTTTCGACGCGCTGCTTATTTCTTGCCGGGACCGCCCGCCGGGGTGCCGCCACCCTGGGCGGCTTTGGGCGTTGGCACCGGAACCCAGACCCACACCCAGCCGTTCAACTGTTCAAAGTACGCCATCGCCCAGAATCCCTGAGTGGGACCGCCGGGTTCGGTTGGCGGCAGGTTTATCGGATTGCTTATGGAACCGGTTTCACCGCCGGGAGGGGCGCCGGGAGGCGTCGGCCACACGTTCGGCGGAATCGGGTGCTCAACGTGCGGCGGCGGAATGATGATGCTGGTCGGCGGTTCCGGCCAGATCGTTGGCGGGATCGGATGCGTGGGCGTGCCGGGGAAGCCGGGGTAGTAGATCGGGTGCGCCGGGTAGCCGGGAGGCGTGCCGGGTGCGCCGCTGCCGGGAGGCGCCGGCCAGACGCCGGGCGGGATCGGGTGCGTCGGCGTGCCGGGCCACCAGGGGGGCGTGCCGGGCGGCTGCGATCCAACTGGAGGATTCGGCCATACAGTCGGCGGAATCGGGTGCGTCGGCGCACCTGGGTACCACGGCGGCTGCCCACCGCCGCCGCCGGGAGGATTAGGCCACACGCCGGGCGGGATCGGATGTGTCGGCGAGCCCGGGTACCACGGTGGCGTTGGCTGACCGTAGCCCGGATCAACCGGGTTGTAAATCGGCGGCATCGGGTGCTCGCCTTCGGCGCCGACTGGAATGATCCAGGCGAGCTTTGCGTTCGGATTCATGATTTCGTTTACTCCTTTTCGGGGACTACAAAGGGGTATTCGACCGCGGGCAGCGTCAGGCGAACAGCCGCCCGCGCGAACGTGCCCAGTCGTCGGGGTGCTGCGCGTGCTTCGAAAGGTTACAGGACGGACACAAAAGCTGAAGGTTTTCGGGACCGTTGCTGCCGCCGAGCGCGAGCGGGTGAACGTGGTCGACGTGGTATTTGCCTTTGCCCTTCGCGACGAGCGCAGCCGCGCAGCCCGCGCAGAGGCCGCGCTGCGTGGCGTAGAGGCGCGCAACGTCGGCGGCCGTATGGCGGCCGGGGGCGGCGGCGATGAGAGCGCGGCGGTTACGATTGATCGTCGAGACGTGTTCCGGTCGGGCCAGCTTCCACGCACGGACTCTTGCGTTGCGCTGCTCCGCGTTCTTGCGGGCGTATTCGCGATTTCTCGCGCGGGCTTCCTCCAAGTGCGCTTGATGCCATTCCCGACTTGCTGCTTTTCGTTGCTCCTGGTTGGCGAGATACCGCTGGCGTGTCTGCGGTTTGACGTCTTCTTTGTTACTGGCCCACCACTGGCGCAAGTACTCGCGCTGCGATTCTTTCCGTTCAGCGGTTAGTGATAACTGGTAGGCGCGTTGCTTCTCGCGCAGTTCGGCCCTGTGCGCAATCCGGTAGGCCTCTTTCTTTTTTCGCTGGTCCTCGCCATTAACCAGCAACCATTGGCGCATATACTCGCGCTGTTTTTCCTTCTCTTCCGGGGTAAGCTGTTTTTTAGCCAAGCGGTCTCCAATCCAGATCGTGTGGTCAGGGCCGCGTTCGATGTTTGCTGCATCGGCGTGGCCCGCTAATAGCTATTTTAGCTCAAAACGCCCAATAAAAGCCATTATTGCTCATGTTGTATCTCGGGGTGAAGTGGGAAAACGCCGGGATTTTGGGCCGTCGGATTACCTGCAGGCCCAGTCGTGGTATCACGCGGCCCCTTTGCTACGCCTGAATGCGGACCCCAGAGGCCGGATGGAAACGCAAGTACCCCACCGGGCTGCGCGGGTGGCTTGCCGCTCTGCATCGTCTGTTCTGCAAGCGCGACGGCGTGTTCGACGATCGCCTGTTGTAAGACCTTGGATTGAAGTTGACTTATATGAGCAGCATAATGGGCCTCCAGCGCCTTCACGGCCTCTGGATCACGATTCGGATCGGTCGTAGACTTCTGCCAATCAGAGTAGTGGCGGCTGATGTGCACGCGGTCATCGTCGGCAGCGTGGATTTGAATCTCTTCGCCTTCCTGCATCCTTGCCCACTCGACTTTAGGATCAATTGAAATGTCCGGCTCTGGTGGCTCCGGAATCGTGTCCGCGATATTCGGATCGCCAAGCGCCTCGTGTGCCCGCTGTAGCGCGTTCCAGAGCGCACGCGGGTTTTGAACGACGAGTGGATTTTGTAAATCGAGGGTGTACAAAGCCAGCGCCTCCTGCTTTTTCACCTCTTTCGACCACACCGAATTGGCGAACTTCAAACGGAAATCAAACCTTCCATCCCTGTCCTCCAGCGACAAGACGGACGCGCCGTTGTTCACGGGAAAGAGCCCGTCCGCATCTTCTTCGGTGACCCGGAAGAACGTATCCGGCGAAGTGAACAGGTACTCAAGCTGCCAGAAGTGCTGGAGAATGGCCGACATATCTTCCTGCAAGACTTTAGTGTCTAAGCTGATGCGAACATTACCTTCCTCGAGCAAGTGAACTGTCTGAGTGGCCGTACGCGGCGCGTTCGGCCGATCCGACTGGCGCCCCATCTGCAGATCGCTCATGCCGGTGAGCTTTTCGACGTACGCCAGCACCGCCTGCTCTTTCCACGTAATCGCGTTGAGGTTCGCCGTTACCGGAATTTCGCGCAGGTCGGTCGCAGGATTGTCGAGCGGGATGAACAGGCCGGGCTGCGCGCGGAACGTATCCGCCGTTACGCCGGACGCCGGGCGGTAGCCGAACATCGGCGTGGCGGCGAACTGCGCCGATTCCGTACCCAGGTTGTGGTTGACGCGCAGATCGTCTTCCATCTCGATCAACATTTCACACAGTCCGGGGCTCCAGTAGGTGCCGTCCTTGCACATCGACGACTCAACAAACGGGCGGCGAAACCGCATGGTCGGGTAAAGGTCCTCCAGCGACTGGATACCGACGACGAGGTTGAGGTCTTTCAGCCAGCGGAAGACGAATTCGCGCTGCAGCATCTCGCGCCGGTCGAAGTCCCACTCGCCGGCGTCTCGCTTTCCCGACTTCAGCGGGCGCCATTTGCCGTAGTACTCGAGTATCGTGATCCATTCGCCGGATGACAGCGGCCGTTCGTACAGCACGCCTTCGGCTTCGTCTTTCTCGAGCTTGATGTCTTCGCCTTCGAAGTCCCGCTGCGTGCCGTGCTGCGCGAGGTTGAGAATCGTCGTCCAGTTCTTTTTGATGTTCTGGTAGCGACCCTCGCGCTCGCCGCGCAGCAGGTCGTCAGGCGTCACACGCACGCGGCGGATAACGTAAGAGAAGTCGTGGATGGTTCTAACTTCCTCGGCGGGGACGATGATGTCGTCGGGCCACAGGGGCTCGAAGCCAGGGCCCTCGTAGTCGACGATCTCTTTTCCCGCGACTTCGTACGTGTCCCGCTTCCACGGCGAAAACGCGAACGATTTGCCGAAGATCAGTTTGCGCAGCACGAACTCGCAGAAGGGGTTGAGCAACTTCATGCTCGAAAAACACCTCCAGGTCATATACCGCCCAATCTTCTTGTCTCGTCGGTAGTCGCTCGGCCCGACCGGCACGGCGACGATTTCGGCGTCGTCACCGAAAAGCGCATCGACTTCCTTCGCGAGCTTCGTGAAGACGTTCCACCGAATCATGGGCACCGGCAGATTAGATCCCGTTTCTTCGCCCAGCGGCGGCGCGTCCACCGACGCGCGCCAGCGCCGATAGTACTCGCGCCAGCGGCGCATGCGCCGGTTGTGATCCGAAATCGCGGCGCGGTAGTCCGTCTGGATCTTGGCGGCGATGCGCGACACTTCCGCATCAGACCAGCGGAGCTGGAAGTCGACCTGCTCTTTATGCTGCGGCGGCGGTGTGGGGGGCGTGGGGGGCGCCGCTGGCGGCGCTGCGGGCGCGGCGGGCGGCATGCCGGCGGGCGGCGGTGCGGGCGCGCCGTTAGGTGGCTGTGGGGTCACTACCTAACGGATTCGACTCACTGAACCCGCTTGTTTCCCTCGAGCGGAAGCTCGCGCTGCATATCGGACGGCGACATCGGGGCGTCGCGCACCACTTCGCCGGTATCGACGCGAACGTATTCCTTCAGCCCAGGCCGCGGACAGTCCAGCCGGATGACGCACTCGCCGAGCCGCGTTTCGTAGCCGTTTCTGATCCTGTCGGCGAGGCCTGCCATCATGTCGTCAGCCGATTTGATGGAAGCCGCGAAGTTTGACGCCGCGGTCGCCTTCTGGCGCTGCAGCTCGCGCACGGTATACGAGGCTTCGGCCAGCTTTGCGCCCAGTTCCTTCAACTCGTGGGCGCTGAATTCATACCGGATTTCCTCGAACACGCGGACGGGCTCGTCCTCGATTGGCTCTTTCGGCATGACTATGCGGCGGTGAGGCGGTCGATCCGCTCGCGCACGTCGGGCGGCAACGGGTCAGACTGCGCCCGCGCCGCGGCGATCGGGACCGTCAGGTAACGGCGCGGCCCGGTCATGGACTCAATCGTCAGGGCATCGCCTTCGGGCTTCGTCAGGTAGTTGCTGATGGCCGCCAGCGTGACCGTGCAGCAGGCGAGGAACTTTTCCCATCCGAGCTTTTTGCGCGCCGCCGGCACGTCTACCTCGCGGTTCATCTGGCACGCCGATATGCGCAGCGTGTAACGCTCGCCTTTGACGACGAACTCGTCCTGCGGCGCAGCGCCGGCGCAGAGCGCGTTCAACTCCGCGCGGAGCTTCTTATACAGCAGTTCAGTGGGGGCGAATTCCTCGCGGAGCTTCGCCAGGTCGCCGAAGTCGTCGACGGTTTGCGGTGGGATGCGGACCAGCTTCGCTTTCATAACAGGCCATCCTGTTAACAGTTTCGCCATTTCTTCCCCGTCCCGGCAATCGTCGGACTTACTTATTCCACTTCTTCGCGTTCTCCGCGAATTGTGCGCGCTTGCGCAGCGTTTCAGACGTCGAATGGAGCGCCGCGGCGAGTTTGCCGGCGGGAATCGGCTCCGTCGGGGGCACCCCAAGCTGTTGGTGGAGTTTCCCGCGGTTCGCGGGTTTGATCCGAATAGGGTTCGCCTTTTTCGCCATACCGGACTATTCGACTGAGCAGGAATCGAAAGAACAGCATCACAGCGAGCCAAGCGAGCCAGAACTTCATCGGACTAAATTAGCAGTTCACGTCGCAACCTGACAAGATTGACCGCAGCGATGAGCTGGCAGTCGCGCCCGTGACTTTCCGGCGCTTCCGGCCTTACCCATCGGAGGCAGTATGCGCAATGAGCCATATGTATCGGATAGGCCTGAAGGATGCCCGCGAGGAAATGCTGGCGTCTGTCGGCTTCGGGAGGGACATAGGGAGCCAATTCCATTTGAAAACCTTTCCGCTTGGCATCGTTCTTCCTGATTAATCACCGGTTCCCCCTGATGGCGCTTCGCGCCGAACGATGCCGTCCACGGTGTCTATCAGCGCGTTCAGCTTACCTGTGGTCTCTTCCATCTTCACTTCCAGCGAGGTCATGCCGTCGGCCATTTTTTGAATGGAACCAGCCATCTTCGTCATGGCGTCGTTCATCAAAATCTGCGCCGTCAGAAGGCGCTTGTCCTCAGCCTGGAAGCGTTCATGCGCCTCTTCGTTGCGGCACGCGTACTCCTCGTTTGCGCGCTCCTGGCGCTCAATAGAGGCTTCAATCGAGACGATCATGGTGCTGTGGCGCTCCAGTATCGCTTCGATGCGGTCCAGCCGCGATTGTTCGTGCCCGTTGGTTTCGCTCATTTCATTGCTTCAGCGCGGCGCGGGCGGCGCTTTCAGATCGGCGGGCAAGCGCTCCCGTGTCATAACCCGGGCCCGACATTCCTTTCCATCCGCGTCCACCATCGTGAGAAGGGATTTTTCCCTGGGTGTCATCTTACCGCGAACGTAACGGAGCGTTCACAAGGCAGCCGACTCGGAAAAATCGATTGATTGCTGCCCTTCCCGCTCAAGAAGCATGACGCGGACGGACTGTTGGTATGCGGTAAACGCCGCTGTTTTTGAAGATTTAAAACCTGAATTCCTAAGCCGAAGATTGCATTCACGGCAGACCGGCCATGTTTCGTCGCTGTTGTTTTTGTCGGGCGAGAACCAGTGATCGATTTCGCCGGTGAACTGGCCGCTCTCGTTCGTTACCCGTCTATGCTCGCAGGATGCACAGAAGCCATTGCGTCGGTGCTGGACAACCATGATATGAAGCTGGCGAACGTAAGCAGTCGGCGGACGTCGCTGCCGGTTGAGCAGTTGATTTATACCGCGAAGCGCCGCGAGTAATTCCGCCTGGCTGGCCTGAACCTCTAAAAGCACGCCGTCACTGGTCATGAGCGCATCATAACCCCGGTTTTTTCGGTGTCGTTACGACGCGCCGCCAATGGGTAAACAATGGCAAACAGGAGCAAACTCTGCGGTACTCAACGGTACTGTATGGACCATACGGACCACTTTTTTGTTGTAAATTTTGCTTGACAAGGTTTCTTACCTCACCCTCACCCTCTCGCCGCGGCGTTCTTCGCCCGCGGGCTGGCCGTAGCGCGCGACGGCGGGCGTCTTCAGCGTCTCGCGGGAAACGGGACGCGGCATCCGGTAGTACTTTCGGTCTTGCGAAACACCCATATCGGCAAGGACAATTGAAGTAGCAGACGGAGTCGATGCTAGAACATCGGCCCCGCCCTGACCTTACCGCCTGAAAGGAACAGGCCGCATGGCTAAACAAGAGCTTACCCCGGAACAGAAGGAAAAGCAGTTGGCAAGAAGCCGCAAATGGAAAGCCGCGAACAGGGGAAGAATGCGCGAGTACAACACGCGGTGGAACCTGGAACACCGGGAGCACATGCTGGCGCAAAAGAGAGAGCGGTACATCGAGAACCGAGAGACACGCAAAGCCGAAAGCCGCGAATACCATCTGGCAAACCGAGACATCGTCCTCAGCAAGAAGAGAGCGCAGTATCACGCAAATCGCGACGAAGAACTTCTCCGAATGCGCGCCTGGAAGCTGAATAACAGAGTGGCGTTTCTCGCTGCCAAGCGGGCATATCGAATCGCCAATCGCGAACTAATTAAGGCCCAGAGAAAGGCTGAGTACGACGCGAACAGGGAAAAGCAGTGCGCAAGAAGTCGCGAATGGCGGAAAAACAACCCGGAACAAGTGTCGGCACAGAATCGGAATACCAGAGCGCGCAGGGAATCCGCGCCCGGTACGCATTCGAAAGCCGATGTCGACCGCTTGTTCGGTGTTCAACGCGGCCTTTGCGCGGGGTGCAATGCCACACTCATCTCGACCGGTCGCGGCAAGTATCACGTGGACCACGTTCAGCCGTTGATCCGCGGCGGAAGCAACGGCCCTGAGAACCTTCAGTTGCTGTGCCAGCGATGCAACCTGCAGAAGCACACGATGGACGCATACGAGTGGGCGCAGTCGCGCGGTCTTCTCTTCGCTTAGCGAACGCGCGTGTTTATTCCGCGCCGGTCAGGTTCGAACTGCGGTTGTCCGTACCGACGGATTTCCGGGGCCTTCAGCATCTCTCGTGCTGCGGGTCGCGGCATTCTAAGGATCACTACCACGGCCAAAGCAAGAGCAATTACCGTATCGTCATGGCAACCTCGTTGGGCTTCAGCCTTTCCATTGGCTCCTATCACGAAGGTCAGGAGTTCGAGTTGAGTGATTGCGTCGTGAATGGTCAGAGAGTTTTGCCGGATTGCCTCATCAAGGTAGCCCAAAAGCAAGGGTCTACTCACACCTGTGGTATCCCAACCTATTCGATCTGATCTTACCTGCGGGTCCTGGTCGGGCGTCACGCTGCGATGGTAGATCAGGCCCGAGGGGTAGTCTGCGTTCAGCATCGCCTCGAGCATCGACACGCCGCCGCCGCCCGGGTTGCGCTCACCGCAGCACTGCGCCATGTTGTACCAGGCGCACAGGCGCGCCATGTAACGGCCCGTCTCGCCCGGCATCATGCGCCCGCGCAGGCACGCAACCTGCTCGCCGGTGTCGCGATCGAGCACCTGGCCGACGCTGTAATCCGGATCGCTCGTGCCGTCGCCCGGCCCGACGTCGAGCCCCTGCGCGCAGTCGGCGCCCACTGCGTACAGCCGGCCCTTCTCCGGTTTCTTCCAGACGCGCACGGCGCCGTACTCGCCCGGCAGGAACACCAGCCTCTTCTCGATGCCGATCGGATCTTCCACCAATTCGCCCACCATCGGCTCGCGGATGATCGGCTGGCGCTCTACGTGCGGCACGCTGAAACGATTGCGCGACGACGCCGTGAACGCTTCTTCGGGCGTCGCCGGGTGTTCGCGTTTGAAGCGTATGACGTCGCCGGCGAAGTCGTTGATAATCGTCCAGCGCCGCCACGCCAGTTGCTCGAGGTTGAGGTTGAACTTCTCCATCAACTCGCGCTCACCCTGACGCAGATCGTTCATGAAGCGCGACGGGTCCACGCTCGAGGGCATTCGGTTGTCGGGGTGCTCCCACCAGCCCATGAACAGGCCAACCCATTCCGACTGGCTCGCAGGGTCCATCGACTGCTGCCACATCTTGTGGAACTCGTCGCCGATGGTCTTCGCCGTGCCCTCGATCACGGCGGTCGTGTCGGGCGTCTTCGGGACCGCTGCCATGACCGCGCCGAGCAATTCCGCCGGCGACCAATAGTACGGGAATTCGGAGAAGTGGACGTTCGTCAACCGGAAGCTGCGTCCGAACGTCGCGGTCTTCGCCGTCTTGACCTGGATGAACGAGGACTCCGGATTGCCGCCGTAGGCAAAGATGAGCTTGTCGCCCTTCACGCGCGATTCGGGCATGCGGATGACGCCCGCAAACGGTTTGTAACGCTCGTGAAACCGTTTGTAAATACCAAAGATGTTTTGCGTGCTCAGATCGTCGTGCGCGATGACAGCGGTGTGAACGCCGGCCTGGAACGCGGTGTCGTGGAAGAAGTGCGCCGCGGTGCCGGTCGTTGCGTGGATGCGCCGGGCTTTGAGGTAGATCAGGCGCACCGGGACGCCCTTCGCCCGCTGGCGTTTGATCGCCGCGTTCAGCTTGATCTGGCCGGGCGAAAGCTCCATCGGCACGACGGTCTTCTGCTCTGTCTCCACCATGAGAGAACTTTTACAGAAGCTGGCATGTTGCCTGAATTCGCGGAAAACGAGGTCGACGTCGGCGCGCGTAAGGCTCTCGATGCCGGTCATTTGGCCCGCTCCCGCATTAGGCGGCGCAACAATTCAATGATTGGCTTAATTTCCGGATCGCCGATGCGGTAGAGATATAAAAACGTCGCGACCAGCAACTGCTCACGCCATGCCGCCGTCAATTCTTCACGTCTTTTTGCCGTCATGCGCCCCTCACGCGCGCCGCGACCGTTTCGCGCGCGTCGATCAGTTTGCCGCGCGCCCAGCGCAGCGAGCGCCCCATCTGGCGCGCCGTCGTCGACAACGGCTGGCCTGCGAGATGCCCTTCGATGATGGCGAACTCGAGCGGCGGCAGCTCGCGGATCGCCTCCGTCAGCAGCCGGTGTATCTGCTCGCGCTGCGCAACGGCATCGGCCAGCGGCGCGTCGTCCACGCGATCGAGCGACGGCGGCAGCACGCCGGCGTTCGCTTCTGCGATGGCGTGCAGCGACACGTTCTGTTCCTCGCGGTACGCGCGCCGCTTCTGCGAGTCGATGATCGCGCCGCGCACGCGGAAGTAAGCGTAACGCTCGAATTCGCCGCGCGCCGGATCGTAAGCGTTGGCCGCGGCCACGAGCCCGACAGCGCCCGCCTGCCGCAAGTCGCTGAAGTCCAGGTGCTCCGCGAACATCCAGCGCACGTTACGGCCAATCCGCTCGACCATCGGGAGCAAGCGAACGATTTGCTTTTCGCGATGCCACCTGCGCCACGCGCCGCGCGCGCCCGCCAGCGATAGCCTTTTCCTTGTATCTGTTTGATTCCGTTGACGCATTTCGAGGACGTAGCAGTCCCACAGGCTATTCGTCAGCGGCATGCCCGGCCCTCCGTCGATGAATCTGGATGAACTCGTCCCACAATACCTGTCCGTTGGCCGAGCCGTCGTCCGGCAACTGCTCTGCGTGCACGCCGGCGCGGTTCAGGATCTCGCGGATCGCAACGATTGCGTCTTTCGGTTCGGTCTTTTTCCCGAGTGCAATCTGGATGAGGCGCGCC